AGTATTTGAAATGCCTGCCATGATACAAGTAGCAGAGTGGCAACATAATATAACACCTATACAACAACAAGTTAAGATATTTAGAGATGTACTGAAATATCTCGCAGACGAAATAGGTGAAAATAGTTATAGTAGCATCTACTGGAGTGTAGAAAATAACACTGTGGGAGAAAGTGCGCTAGTTGTTATCGACAATTTAGGAGAAGAAACTTTTCCTGGTGTATTCCTAAGCGAACCTTCACGAAAAGGTCACGTAAAGAAATTTCGAAAAGGATTCAACACAACACACGGTACTAAAATTGCGGCGTGCGCCAAGGCCAAATTCCTAATTGAAGAGGAAAAAATGACCATAAACAGTAGACCCTTAATATCTGAATTTAAAACATATATTGCTGCCGGTACTACTTTTAAAGCTAAAGAAGGCCAGCATGATGACCTAGTATCTGCTGTATTATTAGTAGTACGTATGAGTGTAGTGCTAGCAGAATGGGATCCGCAAGTTCTAGAGCGTATTAGGGTAACTAGCGATTGGGCTCAAGATCCAGAATTTGAGCCACCTATGCCTATATTCGTATCTTCGGGTATGTGATAAATATAACATGAACAAGAATTTAAATAAAATTGCGCAAGATCTCTATGGGAAGATCGAAACTCGGTTTCCTAACATCAAGATCGGTGACGAAAATGCTGGTGTTTTAAGCAAAAAGACCGATATTCCTAATGCACGTTTTTTCGAGTTTGAATATGAAGATGACGGTGAAAAGCTAGGAACTATTGCTATTACGCTAGACGAAGACGACGGCATAGTTATACAAGTCGGCGGAAAACTTGCTGATAGTAAGCACTACGGCGCATTTAGATTTATCCGCAGTTTTAGACAATTTGCTAAAAACCGCCTGCTAAAATTCCATGTGCAAAATATCGGTAAAGATCATCTAGACAAACGTGATTATAATTTTCAAGCGAAACCTAAGGAAGAACCAGTTATGCAACCGCAACAACAACCTGTGATGGAAAGTAAGATGTATGGTAATGCTCGTATGAGTTACCAGGACCTAGGCGAAGCACGTCTAGTAATTAAACATAGCCAACCAGTTAATCCAGAGATTGCCGCAGGACGCACAATGCACATCGACAGTATCTATGTTGAGAACTCACAAGGCGAGCGTTTTAAATATCCGTTCAAGCATCTTAGCGGTGCTCGCGCAATGGCCGAACATCTTAAGCACGGCGGTATTCCTTATGACAGCATCGGTAAACATATCACTAGTTTGAGTGAAGAACTAGCACAACTACGCAAGTTTAAAGGCTATGTTACACGCAACGATACTCTAGCAGAAGCTATGAATGATATTACACCGCGTGTACTAGAGCGTATTGAAGCAGTTAAAAAAGAAGTAGAGATGCTACAGCGTCCGGCATACTATGAAACATTTGCTGAATCATTTGAAGATCAAGAAGACCAAATGATACCAGAAGACATCATGAGTGATTGGATTGATCGTTTGACAATCCGTACATTCAACGAAGAATTAAAAACAGCATTTCCTTACATCTTCCGTTTAGTTGATGAAACATCTATCCCAACTAAAGATGTGAACCCGGATGATTTATTAGATGAAGCTGGTGCTGGAGCAAAACAAGCCGCTATTGCTATTTCTAAAAAAGAATCAGGCAAATATGACAAAGATGGCAAGCGTTTGAAAGAATCACCAGAAGACCAGTTTGAGTCATTCCTAGATAGCATAATGACTGAAGCAGAAAATGAAGGGCACAACGATTTGTTTAGTCCAGATGTTGACACAAGAACACAAGCTCTTGATCAACTTAAAGGCATGATGACTGGTGGTAAAAAACTACTAGCCGGGCAAGGTGGTATGAATGCATTGTCTAGTATAAAAGGCATCATAGACAGCGATTATCTAAACAATGAACTTTCAGCTCTAAGCGGTGACGACGATGCAGGGTCAGTTATTAAGACATACCTTGATAAAATAGGTGACGGCCAAATTAGAGAACCTAAAGCACCTAAAGCTAAATCTATCGCACAAGAAATTATTGCTAGTCAAGTATTAAACAGCACCGAAGGTGATGAACCTCCAATCGGTGGCGATGAAGTATCGGGAATGCCGCCAGAAGCAGGAGTAGTTCCTCCGGCAGCACCTATGCCTCCTCCAGAGCCACTTCCTGGTGCAGAAGCAGGAGCTCCTCCGGTTGATATGACAATGCCTCCGCCAGAAGCAGGAGTAGTTCCTCCGCCAGCGCCACCCGCACCGCCAGTTGCTGAAAGTAGCGGTATGTCTAGAATCAAAGCAAAGATTATCAAAGCAATGGAGTGTGGTGCTAAACCAGACGACGTATTAGACTTTGGCCACAGAACAATGACATTTGCAGAAGCTTGTAATGCCTGCGGAATAGTTCCACAAGAACAAAATCACATAGAGCCTCTAAAAGAAATTATCAAATCAATCGCCGGATTCTTCAATCCGCAAAAACGCAATTTCACAATCGGCGGCACACGTTGCAAAATTAAAGTTCTAAAAGATTTTAAAAATGGTGCATTTAAAGGCGCAACTCCGCATCACGTCAAGAAAGTTATTACCATGATTGATCAGTTAGATCCTAGTGAAGAGAATGGTAACGAACTAGGTCATATCCGTCATTTATCAGGAATGAAATCTCAACCAGGTAATCCACAAGATATAAAGTTATCAGTCGCTGAAGAAGACACTTTACAAGGATTCGATGTTAATAGTTTTATACAACAACTAACAGCTCTTAGTAAAAATCCAAATCAGATTCCAGCGGCAATGGATGCTCTTGGACAAAAAGCACCGGACCTAATTAAAAATGGTCTCGGCCAAGTACTACAAAAAGTAGCACAAGATGCTCCGGACCAAGACATGGATCTGCCTGGAATGAAGATGAACCCACAGCAGATGATGAAAGGTATGATGGACAAGATGAACCAACAAGAAAGCGTTGGTTTCCAAAGTGAAGAACTAAGCAGAATAGTTAGTTTGGTACATCACAGATAATTGAGTAAACTGCTCAGATTTAGAGCACAATTCCTCTTGTAGAACTAAATAAAAGTGCGTATACTATGTGTATGCACTTTTTGTTTTACAGGTGTAAAACAAATATAGGCACAAAAAGCAATCAAAGGCTATTAATAGGAGAACAATTATGGCAACTTTAGCTGAAATACGAGCAAAACTTAAGGCATCAGAATCAAAAGGTTCTGGAGAACGTACAGGCGGAGATAATTCAATTTATCCGTTTTGGAATCTCAAAGAAGGCGGCGAATCTACTCTACGATTCCTACCAGACGGCAATTCAGATAACACATTTTTCTGGGTTGAACGTGCAATGATCAAACTTCCCTTTGCAGGCATCAAAGGCGAATCAGAAAGCAAAAACATCACAGTACAAGTACCCTGCATGGAAATGTATGGCGACACTTGCCCAATTTTATCAGAAGTGCGTCCTTGGTTCAAGGATCCAGCACTAGAAGATATGGGTCGTAAGTACTGGAAAAAACGCAGTTATATTTTCCAAGGTTTCGTTGTTGAAGACGGTCTTGCAGAAAAAGAAACACCAGAAAATCCAATCCGTCGTTTCATCATCGGACCTCAGATTTTCCAATCAATCCGTGCCGCACTAGTGGACCCAGAGTTGGAAGATTTGCCAACTGACTTTGTACATGGCCTAGACTATCGTATGAAGAAAACATCAAAAGGTGGATATGCTGACTACTCAACTTCAAGTTGGGCACGTCGTGAGCGTCCATTGAATGATGAAGAAAATGCCGCAGTTAAACAACATGGCTTGTATAACTTGAGCGACTTCCTACCTAAGAAGCCAGGTGAAGTTGAATTGAAAGTTATGAAAGAAATGTTTGAGGCATCAGTTGACGGTGAGCCATATGACTTGGAACGCTGGGGTCAATACTTCAAGCCAGCAGGTGTAGGCCAGAACACTGGCGATCCTGTAAAAGCAACTCCTAAGACAAGTGCTCCGGTCGATAATGATATCGATCCAGATGACATTCCTGCTCCAGTAGCAAAAGCTACACCTACTCCAGCACCAAAAGCTGAAGCGGCAGCAGGTGGCGATAGTCGTGCCCAAGACATCTTGGCAATGATTCGTAATCGTCAAAAAGCGTAAACGGCTAGGGCCTCTGCAACCTAGTTGTACGCCCTGGTTATCTATTTAGGAGAATTATATGGCCACAAAGGCATTCGATTTATCGAAATTTAGAAAGACCTTGACCAAGTCAATTGACGGTCTAGGTGTAGGATTTAATGATCCTACAGATTGGATTAGTACAGGCAACTTTGCTTTGAACTATCTGATCAGTGGCGACTTTAATAAAGGTGTTCCACTTGGCAAAGTTACTGTATTTGCCGGCGAATCCGGAGCAGGTAAAAGTTTTATCTGTTCAGGTAATCTAGTACGCAATGCTCAGAAAGATGGCATTTATGTTATCTTGATCGACAGCGAAAACGCACTTGATGAAAAATGGCTACACGACTTAGGTGTTGATACTAGCGAAGACAAATTGCTAAAACTCAATATGGCCATGATCGATGATGTGGCTAAAACCATTCACGAATTTACTAAAGAGTACAAGGAAATGACTGACCGTCCGAAGGTCCTCTTTGTCATAGACAGCCTTGGTATGCTCTTAACTCCAACTGATATTAACCAGTTTGAAGCAGGTGATTTAAAAGGTGATATGGGTCGTAAACCTAAAGCATTGACAGCACTAGTTCGTAACTGTGTCAACATGTTCGGTAACTTAAACGTAGGTATGGTTTGTACAAATCACACATACGCAAGCCAAGACATGTTTGATCCTGATGACAAGATCAGTGGTGGACAAGGATTTGTCTACGCATCTAGTATTGTTGTTGCTATGAAAAAACTCAAACTTAAGACTGATGAAAACGGTGTTAAGACTAGTGAGGTACATGGTATCCGAGCCGCTTGCAAGATTATGAAGACACGCTATGCCAAGCCTTTCGAGTCACTACAGATTGAAATCCCATATGAAACAGGTATGAATCCCTATTCAGGCCTAGTTGATTTGTTTGAAAAACACGGACTACTAGTACAGTCAGGAAACAGACTAAAGCATGTGGATCCAACCACCGGAGAAGAATTCTTATTCTACCGAAAAGAATGGAAAGATGATAAATTAGATATGATAATGAAGAATTTCAGTATCAAACCTTTAACAACAACCATTCCTGAGGAGACAGAAGAAAATGTTGAATGAACAACAAATCGGTGATATCTGGGTACTATTTTCCGACTACATTGATAAAAAGCAAGTTGAAGTTGTAGCTGAACGCTATGTAGATTTACTAGCAGATTTTGGAACTACTGATAGAATCATGCAAGGTTCTATGGGTGTAGATCCAATTTTAGATCAAGCTATTGAGTACTATATGGACGAAGATAGTGACGATGCAGATGACGTTGACGAATTGGAGTTTTAATGGGGTGGTATTCTGAGGTTGCAAAAGATATTTCAAATATTCCCGATGCGGCAGTTTATTTTGAAGCTGAACTACTAGAAGCCAAGAAAGAATGCCGTGTCACAGGGAATGTTGAAAAAGCCGCGGCAGGAATGCCCGGTGTAGTTGAACAACGATTTGCACAACTGCAAGAAATTGAAGCAATTTTAGAATATCTTAACATTGAACTTCGAAGACTTAAGAGTCAACATTTTCGTAAGTATCTTGAAAGTTACCAACGTGCTCTTAGTAGTCGAGATTGTGAAAAGTTTGTAGAAGGCGAGGCAGATGTAGTTGACTTTGAAAAAATTATCAACGAGTTCGCCTTACTTCGCAACAAATGGCTAGGCATTACTAAAGCATTAGATCAAAAACAATGGATGTTAACTAATATCGTGAAACTACGTGTTGCAGGTATGGAAGACGCAACATTATAATCAATTCGTCCAAAAGTTCGACCGTAGGCCTTAAATAAAATTGAGGCCTATTTTTTTCTAAAAGGTTGCATTACCAAGATCATAAGTGTATACTAACTAACATGACTACCATAGATAAACTATTAGTAAAGATTATTAATCAACCTGATGACTACGCTAAAAATCTATTTGCAAAAAGAGATTTTGACGTACTCAACAACCTATACGGTTCTATCAATGCTAACTTCTTCATCACAGAGAATCAAAGCAGACTCTTGGTAAAAATACTTAAAGAAAATCAGAAAAAATTATCAGATTTTTCGGAAGAACTTATTCCAGCATTGGATGCACCTGAGTGGTCAAGAAGCTTCCGTCACATAGAACAGGTAAAAAAACTCTATATAGAGAAAACACCAGAAGATGTAATGGCACTGGTCATAGAATTTACCTTTAGTTCACAACTACGCAAAATTTTGCTTGATTTAACCAAGCACTGTGAAAACTTAATAATCAGTTCAACGGGCAAAAAATACTATGCCGATCTAACTGAACATAATATTGTTAAAATTGTCGACAGTCTAATGCCTTTAGGCTTTGATATCGAGCCGACAGTGAAAAATCACTATGATACCATAAAATCTTGGTCTTTGATAGGCATTTCTGACCAGTTCCTAATTCCTAATATGCCTGGGAATAACTTCCAAAAGCAGATTACCGCCGACCTGGGAATTGAAACAGCTATTGATCAAAACATCATTGTTGACCGTAGTATGCGCTATCAATACAGCTTGGAAAATCCGAGAAAAATTGGTGAAAATCTGACAGAAATTATTGCCAATCGATCTAAGACAAAAATATGGCTTGGCAAAGAAGAGTACGAATTAGCATCAATTATCAAGTCATTAACGGAATTAAAAAGACTACCACTACTAGTAGTGTTCGATACCTTTGTCAATAACAAATATTTAGAAAATCTGGAAATTTTGTCAGATGCTTTAGAAAAAAATGGAATTTTTGACGGTATCGGAGTTTACTTCAGATTACCAAATGACGAGATTGGC